GCCACACCGAAGTTTTCCGGCACGTTCGGGCTCGAAAAGGAAGATTTCGACGCAGTCGTGGCGATCATGGTCAATGCGATCAAGGCCGAACTCGGCGGCTTCTCCAACCCGGCCGACTATTACCTTGCAGCCATGAGCGGCGCGACGGCTGGCAAGCGCGCCATCCAGAAGGCCGAACTCGACGCTCAGGGCAAGGGCGCTGATGAAGCATTCAAGATCAAGGAAAAGGCGGAAAAGCGTGCCGAACTCCTTGCCCCTTACGCTGGCATCCTCACCGCCTCGTCGCAGTACGATATCGAACTCGCCAAGCTGGAAGCTGGCAAGATCATCGATATCCCGGCTGAGGAACATGCGCGTGCGCAGGCGGGCAAGGATCTGTTCTACCCCGGCGCTTATGTGGTGCCCGCGGTGGCCTTCAAGGCGTTCCGACGCAAGACGTTGGATGCCAAGGACGGCGTGACTGCCTATCTCCAAAACTGCCTCTATATCCGCAAGGGTGAGCGCATCGCTGGTGGCGGCGGTCCTGACAATAGCCAGGTGTTCGGCGGCTTCGCCAATTACTCGGACATTGACCCTCTCGCAGGCGCTCCGACTGCTTCCGATTTCGAGGAAGAACCGGCGTTCTGATCTCACACGACCCGGTTCCGGCAGCGGGTAATCTGCCGGAGATTTTTAGGATGGGAGGGAATGATGTTCGACCTAGCCTTGCATCGCTGGATCGAGGCCAATGCGGACAAGCTGGTGCCTGCGATCTCTGCCAAAATCCGCGTCAATTTTCCTCGCGATACGCTCGGCACGCCGACGACCAACTACGTCGAAACCGCAGCCGAAATCCGGCGATGGGTAAATCAGAGTTATCCTGACACTCTTGGATGGGAGTATGATTTGTGAGAAACAAGTTTCCCGGTCCATGCTATCGCTGCGGTAAAACTGTAGAAGCGGGCGAAGGTCATTTCGAGCGGTTCGGTCGGGTATGGAGAACGCAGCACGCGACATGCGCGATCGAGTTTCGCGGTGTTCCTGATCTGGAACGCCAGAAAATGAATGCTCGCAATCAAGCTGTGAAGACGGCAGGTACCGGCAAATCCGCTCGCAGGGCTCGCGCACGGTTCCGCAAGGAAATCGAAGGGATGGAATTTTGATATGCCCGAAGTAACTCTTTATGGTGGGCCGTTCGACGGTAAAAAAGTCGGTTGGAGTGGTGGCGACACAATACGTCTATCCGAACCCCCTAGCTATGTGGCTATTTCGGCAAAGGCACCTCTGCACGAATTGACGACTAAGATTCAATACGTCGAGTATCGCCAATCCCTCAACAACCGTAACATTTTTGTGTATCAGCCATGAAATACGTTGTCAGCGATTTCGAAACGGCATCTAGGATCGACTTGAAGAAGGTTGGTGCGTGGAAGTATGCCGCCGACGCGACGACTTTTCCGCTGTGCCTGTCTCTCAAGGTGGTGATCGACAAGAAGCCGCAGCGCACTCGTGTTTTGACCGAAAAGCAGATGCACGCGCGCGATGCGGAATTGATGGCGCTCGCCAATGATCTCGAAGTGATTTTCATCGCTCACAACGCCGGATTCGAGCAAGCCATGTGGAAGTTTCACATGGTTCCGATGGGCTATCCTGAATTGCCGCCCGAACGCTGGCACGATACGATGGCGGTTGCAGGTATGAAAGCCCTGCCACTTGGCCTGGACGCGCTCGTGACGGCGCTCGAACTGCCGGTGAAGAAGGATATGGACGGTCACAGGCACATGCTGATCATGTGCAAGCCTGATCGGGACGGTGGCTGGTCGCACCACAATGAATACAACCTCAATCGGCTTGGTGATTATTGCGGCGACGACGCTGAGGCACAATATGGGGTTTATGTCTCGACACAAGGGCTCGGCCCTTCCGAGCGGCATACCTGGGTGCTGGATCAGCGCATTAATCAACGCGGGATCAGGGTCGATACGGAATTCGTGAACGCCTGCATCGACGTACTCAATCAGGTGCGCGTCCCGATGGTCGAGCGGTTTCACGAGTTGACAGGATTGAAGCCGACACAGCGCGAGAAGGTGCTGAATTGGGTAAACGATCAAGGCATTGCCCTTGGAGACATGAAAAAGGCCACGCTCGATGCAATTCTTGATCCCGATGACGAATTCGGAATTGAAGATTTCGGAGAACCGCTTCCTTACCACGTTCACGAAGTTCTCACTTTGCGCCGAAGCCTCGCTTCAAGTTCCGTGGCGAAACTTCAACGAATGCTCGACTGTGCAGGCGGTGACGGTCGTGTTCGGTATGCAACCCAATATCATGGTGCCCGTACCGGGCGAGACGCTGGACGACTCATCCAAATCCAGAACTACCCACGAGGGGAAATTGGAGATCGACAAGGACTTACCGCTGACATTCTCGCCGACGCGATTCTAACGCGCGACGTGGGACTGATCCGCGAGATTTGGGGTCCGGATATCTTCACGGCCGTAATCTCGTCGCTGCGCTCCTGCATTGTGCCAGAGAAGGGCAAGGTGCTGGTGGCCGGGGACTTCGCCGCGGTCGAAGCGCGCAACCTGCTTTCGATGGCAGGGCAGCATGACCGCGTCGAACAGATGCACGCCGGCCTTGATGTTTATTCCGAGACGGCTTCGATGATCTTTCGCCGCCCGATCAATCGAAAAGATCCAGCGCAGGCGAAGGAAGGACAGATCGGGAAGAACACCGTTTTAGGTTGCCTAGCTGCCCCAACTCAAGTATTGACTTCGAATGGTTGGAAAGCCATTGTTGATGTGCGACTTGAGGATTTGCTATGGGACGGAATAGAGTGGGTTACCCACAACGGACTCGCATTCAAGGGCTTCAAGGAGACTTTGAATATCTCCGGCCTTCGCCTCACGACCGATCACGCGGTGTTCGATGGGGTGTCGTGGTTCCGCGCCGACGAGGCGACCGAAGCGAAGATTTCCCAAGCATTGGCCTACGCCAAGGGTCATGGACCGTGCTTGGGTATGCCTACACCGAATTTGGATATTTTTATGGGCCTGTCTGCCAATGCTATTGTGGGACAGGCCCAAAATTTGTGGAAGAGTATAATTTTCGCAGCGGTCGTTCTCAAGGATGCAATGAGTGCGCCAAGAAAAAATCAATCAACACGCAGCAAAAGAAGTATTGGCGATACGCGGAAATTTGTCCGAATGACGCAGTCCGGACACGTCTGCTCAATCGTATTTCCTCTATCCAATCTCGGTGTCGCCTTGGCAGCACAAGCAAACTCGCCAAGCATTATGCAGGTCGAGGTATTCGAGTATGGCCGGAATGGGATTCCACAGGTGCGCGATGGGGTGTTGGATCGACGGAACCTAAGCGCAAGTTTCTCGCGTATTTACTCACTCTTGAAGGTTGGGATGATCCGGCTCTGGAAATCGACCGTATCGACAACGATAAAGGCTATGAGCCGGGAAATTTACGATTTGCGACAAAATCCGAAAATGCTTCGAACAAGCGGCAAATTTCTGTCTTGCAAAGCCGATTGGATGAAGCGCTCCAAGAAATCGAAATGTTGCGAGCCTGTTTACGATCTTGTGAATGCAGGGCCTCGGAACCGCTTCACGGTTATGACCTCTGACGGGCCTCTGATCGTCCACAACTCGGGCTATGGCCTTGGGCCGGTCGGCTTCCGTGCCCGGTTCGCGCCGAAAGACAGCATCGATCTCGCGATGCTCGCCATCAACACTTATCGCAGGGAATTCGCACCAAAGGTGCCGAAATTCTGGTATGGCCTATGGGACGCGAGCGTGTCGGCGGTCTATTGCGATCACGCGAAAACCTACAGCTATGAAGGCATCGAATTTCGCAAGGAAAACGACTTTCTCACCATGCGCTTGCCGAGCGGCCGGAAGCTTTGGTATCACCGACCGCGCAAGGCCATCAGCTACACGCCTAGTGGCGATGAGCGGCCTTCGTGGACCTTCATGTCCTATCAGGGCAAGAAGTTCCGCAGGCATCTGGCATGGCACGGTATGCTGACCGCCGACTGCATCCAGGGCAGTGCGCGCGATCTCATGGTGGAAGCGATGAAGCGCGCCGAAGCTGCGGGGCTCAATACCGTGTTCAAGGTTCACGATGAATTGGTTTTCGAGGAATTCGACCGGCCTGATATCTGCCAAGTCGTCAAGCAGGTGATGGAGGATATCTCACCGTGGGCAATCGAGCGGCGCTTTCGGGTTAAGGCCGAAGTGGACAAAATGGTTAGGTATCGGAAATAATGCCGCGCTGGATTGATCGCCCTGCACTGGATCGCTTCGCCGAGAAATGCGCCTTTGATCCTGTGACCGGCTGCGTCATGTGGGTTGGTGGCACTACCAGCGGTCATGGCCATAATCAGCCCTATGGCGCATTCTGGTTCGAAGGAAGGCGTTGGTTTGCTCACAGATGGGCGGCGTTACATATCCACGGCTTCGAAATCGAAGATTTGCAAGTCGATCATTGCTGCCCCTGTGGACCATCGACTTTGTGTGTCGAGCATGTCAAAGTGGTGGCGTCCGCGGAGAACCGCGAATTGCAGACTATCCGCAAAGATCATCGCTGCGCGCAAAACCCATTGACCCGTCAGCACTGGCTTTTGGTCACAAGAGGTTTCGAACAGTATGAAGCGCCGAAACGTGAAATTCTGGATATTCCTTGGTTCGACCCGCCTAGGTGGCTGCATCCTTATTTGCTGGAAAGGGAGTTGGTAACATGATTATCGCCGGTATTGATCCCGGCAAGACAGGCGCACTCGCAATCCTGCATCCGGACGGAAGCGCCGAGTTCTTCGACGTGCCGCGGATCAAGCTGAAAGGCAAAGACAAGCCCGCTTGGAGCCTGTGGGCTCGCGAGTGGTGCATGGCTCTGGACCTATCGGTTCCTGACATGATCGTGATCGAGGATATCGCAGCGCGGCCGGGGCAGGGCGTCACGTCAATGTTCACGTTCGGCCGAACACTTGGCTTCGTGCATGGGCTGGTGCAGGCGACCACGTCTTGCCCGGTCCACTTTGTCACCCCTAGCGTCTGGAAGGCCAAGCTAGGGTTGCTCAACAGCGGGAAGGGTGCCAGCCGGGAAAAGTGCCGGTCACTTTATCCGAAAACAGCATCGCACCTTGAACGGGTCAAGGATGATGGCAGGGCCGAAGCTGCATTGCTCGCCCATTACGGAAGGAAATTCCTGTGTTGATCTGGATATTCGTCGGCTTCGTGTGCGGTGTGAATGTTGGCACCGTCTTTGGTGCTTGGTGGGCGACACGCAATCAGGGCGACGTTGCAGACGATGATTGATCTCGTCCCGATCAAACGGACGTACCCAAAACTTTTGGAGAATATGAGAAATCACTATTCCGAGCCAAAAGGTTTTGTCGGTCGCAATATCTGTTATGCGGTTGTTCACGACATGAATTATTTTGGTGCGATCGTGGGAGGTTCAACACCGAAATACATGGCTGGACGTGATTACGCTGTTCCACTCAACACCATCGTCAATAATATTTTCTTTCACGTCGAAGGTCCGTATCCGGTTCGAAACTTCGTTCAACGGACGCTGGCGCTTTACCGTAAGACAATCGAATTGGATTGGTTTTTGAAATTTGGAGATTTTGTCGAGTACCACGAAACGCTAGTTGAATTGCCTCGTAACGGGGAGTGCTACCGGCGCGACGGCTGGCGACATATCGGCCAAACCAAAGGCTTCACCTGCAAGCGGACAGGTGGCAAAGGTACAGACAGTTGGACCGGAAAACGAGTTTGGGATACTGAAAATTTGCGGCCCAAACTCGTTTTCTCTCGCAAGGTCGATTATTGATCGTCGCAAAATCCGTCTGGCACTTCCAGCCCGAGATCGACTGCCCATTTGCAGATGCGCTCGACCTTGCCGTGCTCGTCGCGGCCCCACAGGAGCACGCTGTTCCACCAGGCATCTTCCGCAGCTTCACCAGCCGGTCCCGGTTGCAGCGCTTCGTCGGGGTAGGGCGGCTCAGTCGTCGGCTGCAAATCCGCGACAGGCGGGAATGTCCGCAAGGTTTCGACCCTGCTGCCGCAGGATGACACAGCCACGGATAGTGCGGCGACGATCGGGATCATCAGTAGCTTCGAGCGCATTGGTCAATTCCTTTTCCTGTTGTGCGGCGCGAGTCGCATCTTCGACCCGATCGGCTGCGGCGTTTTCACTGGCATCGTTGAGATCGCGCTGGGTTTCAATTTCGCGATCCTGCTGCTTGACGATCTCGCCGCTTTTGCCGGCGCTTTCACCTTTGCAATACGCCAAGGTGAGCAGCATCCCGAACAGTGCCGCGGCGGCGATGACAGGCCACCATTTCTTGAGGATCAGAAGCATTGCGGGCGGGATCATAGGTCCAATTCCTCTACTTTGACCGGGGCGGTATTTTCCTCGATCGTTTGAATGATCCGAGTTTCCCGGTGCATGTCCATTTGCTGATTGTCATTGATCTTGAAGCCGTCTCTGGTACCTTCGAGTTGCATTCGCCGCCCCATCTGCCAGCCGAGCGCGGTGAAGCCGACGAACAAGAGAAAGATCAAGCCCACGGCCATGTAGAACAGATATTGCGCATGCGTCTGGAGCAACCAAGTGATCCAAAACAAGTGAAGCGTTTGCACCATACAGCCGCCGACGATCGCCATAAAAGCCCAAGCGCGGCGACCGTCATGCGACATGATGTTCACGGCTTGACCCCTGTTTTGCGTTGTAGCCAATCACGAAATTGTTGCACAGTTTTCCCTGCGAGGATCGACGGGTTGGCTTTTGTGGCTGCGACTCCAGCAATTGACGCGGCTGGGGCGTTTCGTTCTGCCTTGAACATTTTGAGCGCGGTCCCGGCGCCAAGGAAGTGCGAGGCATAGAGAGTGGCGCTATTGATCGGAACGCCGCCGT